TACCTGATTTTGAATTTATCGAGATCAAAATGCATTATTGTTTCTCCGCATCTCGCTTACCTGATGACTTGCGCGGCGCTTTTTTGCCCAATGCGTCTAATTCAGGTTGAGTTAATGGGCGAGAATCATCGACATTCATGTCAGTGGATACCTTGTCTGCGTCATGCTTTTTCTGATCAATGTAAATAACGCCGTTTTCTAAATGAATTTGGAAGACTCGATTCTTTTTAAGCTCAGGGATTAATTCGTCAGGAACTTCTGTTGTGACGCCTCGCGACGTAAGCATGTGCTTATTTGGGATATTTGCTTGACCTGCAATAAAGACCGTTTTATCTGTACCATCATCGTTATAGCCTTCAATCGAATACTTCATATCTGTTGCTAGTGTGCTAAAAATATATGCCATTTTCTTACCTTTTTTAAAGATGCCGCCCATTGCTGAGCGGCTTTTTTGATTAGATACCGGATAAACGAGTCACTGCCCAAGGATGCACCGCCACAACGCCTGCGGTTGCGTTTACTGCATCTTCTTCGTAATACTTCGTCTCTTGCTTGCTGCCGATCACTGCGTACTTAGTCTGCACCACTTGAATGAGTGATTGACTTGTCGCTGTTTCGCCTTCTTCGGTTTCGATATTATCGACGTACAAATAAGCAACGTTTGCGCCACCGTTAGCACCGACAAATTGATTACACTGAAGCACGCGCATATTTGGATAAGAATCTTTTAACCACTGCTTAACAGTTTGACCATTACCAGCATTGTTCGCTTCATTCAAGAATCGACCATAACCAGCTGGCAATACTAAAGTCATCTGCATTGTGTCGCGAATCTTGTAATCAGACTGCAACTCTAATTGTGACACCATGTCAGCAATGTCAGAAGTTACAACCGCAAAGCCTGCACCTTTCCATGATTTACCTGCCGTTTCGTACGCAAGTAAATTTGGCTCATTCAACAAGCCGAAAGTACGAGTATTTTCAGCAGTGAATCCATAAAAGCCGATGTCCTCACGCGACATGTTTAGCGCTTCACTTACAGCACGGCGTTTTTCATAGCTTGAGTCTGCACCGCGTTTTGCGTTACGCAAGTTTTCGAGATAGCTCACTTGAAAGCCTAACTCATGACGAACGATACCGCGCTTGTCCTCTGATGCTAAAAAGTTTGCAAGAGGGATATTGCCCGAGTCACTGTAAAGCTCTGCACGACCTACGCTTTCACGGATTTCAAACTCGATGTAAGCATCTTCAAAATCACCAATAACTGATGTGCCGATTAAAGCATCAACGGATGATGTAGATACGGGCTGACGAATAACGCCTGCAAATTCAGAAGTCAAAAAACGAGGATCAATGTATCCTGCCTGAACTGCGCCGCCTTTTAATGCCGCATCCATAACCGCAAAGCCCGCACCTGCAAGCTCATCGCCTGTAAACTTCTTGCTTAAATCGAACTTTAAGCCCTTTTCTAACTCACGCCCTGTTACGTGGAATGATTCATTTAATTTATAAGACATGATTTTATCCTTAATTTGTTAATCGAATAACGCAAAGATTCGGCTCTTCTTTCGAGGGATTGTGACGCTCGATCACGCAATTAGGAACAAGCGTATTACTCTCTTCTGTCACTGTTAAAGAGCCATCTTCTTTGTAATAGACTTTAGTGCCGATTTTCGACTCTGTTGCGCCTTCAACTGTTACATAAATTTCACCCATGTCTACGAACTCGCCTTGAGTGCCGTTGAATGCCAATCCGTTTTCGGCGATTGCGTTAGCGTGTGGGTTCACCATGATGCCTGCAAAATGACCTTTGCCACCTGCTTCCACAACTTCTTCTTTTGAGGTCTTAGACTCTTTGATTGTGAAGGCATGACCGAACACGTTGTTCTTTTCGTCTGCTGAGTCGATTACGGCAGCACGCGCACGACGTGGACCGCTAAATGCGAATGTACCGATTACGCCTGCCTTTAAGCCGCGTGTTACTTTGGTTGGAATGCTCATTATCTATACCCCATTTTTGCTTTAATACCGTTTGCGTTTTTCTTCATTGCGTTGTCAGCGACTGCAACTTCTTTTGCCGCTTTGCCTCGACCGTGAAGCCACGCATCCATAATTGCAACTTCTGCGCCCTTCGTTAATTTCACGCCTAATTTTTTACCGCCATAGATAGCAACATCACGCGCGCTAACCATATGGCTATGATCAAACACACCCACATGCGGCTTTAATCGAGATACTAGCTTGTCACGCTCTGCAAAGTCTTTTGCAATTTTACGCTGCATCGCATCCATTGTTGCTTGATCTAACTTTTCGAGCGCTTCCTCTGCTGCGTCTACTGCCTCTTCTGCTGCATCTTTTGCCGCCTCTGCTGCTGCTTCGCTGCCTGTTTCCGCTGCTGTTTCGGCTGCTGTCGCTGCTGCCTCGGCTGCGTCTGCCGCTTCTACCGCTGCTTCGGCTGCATCTTCTGCTTTATCAGTATCGACGGTTTCCGGCTCTTCGTCTTTCGTCTCTCCTTCTTCGGGCTTCTCGTCTTGAGTTGCGCCTTCTAAAGCTGCTTTTAATTTTGCTTTATCTTCTTCTGACAAAGCTGCAATTGCTGCTAATAACTCTTCAAAATTCATGTCAATATTTTCCTTGATTTGACTGTCTAAAACTGCAACGTCACGACCGCTACGACCTTCTTCAACTAGCGCTAAGTGATTAGCCCTAAGGTCATATTGAATAAAGTCGTATGATTGCCCTTCATGTTCCCCAGCTTCTTCTGCAAACTTGCTGTAGTAGCCGGGAGATAACTCTTCTTTTCCTGCGTCGATTAAATCCATTAATGCGTTCGATACTACTTTTAAATTTCCACGAATATATGGCGAATCAAAATAAACTGACTCGCCGACCCACCCATGTACGCCTTTTCGTTCTGCTGGTGTAGCGTTCTCGCCTAGCATCTCATGATCGTCAATGATTGGAATATTTTTAAACGACTCAAGCGCTTTGATTAATTCATCGTCTGATCTATACACGCGATATATTTTGTTAGGATCAAGCCCATCAATGCCGCGTATCTCTGATCCGAGATATGGAAAGATGCCTGATTTTGCAATCGGATTGTCATCAACTTGCATCCATCCATTTTTGTCTATTTTTCTCTTGCTCATAATTTTACCTAGAATGTCAATACGGGGCGCATTCGACATCGACAATTAATCGCGTCACCCGGCAAGCCTCGCTGACCTGTCCTTTTGTCAATAATCGGCGGATCGTCAATATCGAATATCTGACCATCGTAACTAACATGCAGCTCTCGCGGCTCTGCTCCGCCATGTGAATGCATCCACTCGAATTGTTTTACGCCAACCGATTTCATGCGCTCACTATTGATTGCTGTCGTTAGCTTTCTCGTCTGATCATCTGCAATAATCTTTGCCCTACGATCTGCCATGCTGAATGACTTTTTAATGTAGTCAAATACCGATAGAGCGCCTTTTCCTGTCTGTAGTGAACTCATGACATTGCTCTGAATACGAGAATGGAACTGCGATCCGATTGAGCGAATCAGCGCAACATTCTCAACAGTAGCAGCGACCACCTTATCATTAAGCGCCTCCGGCATATCGGGAAAATCAATAGTTAATCCGCCTGATAGCTCTTTTAGTGAATAACTCAAACTAGCTGTCGCATCTCGATCTACTCGAGAGATGAATTTATCTGTGATCGATTTTGACTTGCTGTTAAAAATCTTCGACCACTTATCGTCTAGCTTGTTGAATAAGATTCGCGCCTGACTTGAGATTGATGCGTCCATCGTGCCTATTTCCATGTCACGATATAGACGCTTAATTTCTCGCTCATAGTCTTTCGCCATCGCTTCTGTGATTTTCCTGATTGAATAACGGTACTTTTTCGGGATCGACGCCGAATAATTCAGTTGTTTGCCAACTAGTTTCGGATTCTCCCTCTGAATCGCCCATTTCTTGCGTTTCTTCGTAATCTTCATAACTTTCTAATCCAAAAAAATCGCTCGTCTTGTCTTTAATCAACGCATTGCGAATATCCTCAGGATCAACCGCTTGAGTCGCTTGTAGCATCTGCATTGTTTGCGCTTTTGCTAGATTGATCTGCGCCTGCTCTGCTGCTGTTGGCGTATCTAAAGGCTTAAATGTGATCTGAATATCGTCATGATCATGATTTATTGATTTAGCGACTAGCTTGTAATGCTTTTGCAGTAATGGAATAAGTGCGTTACTCGCAATTGACTCTAAACTCTCGCGATATGATGATTCTTCATACTCGCCTGTACTGTTGAACCCCTTTGGTGTTGTTTCAATCAACTTAGTAGCAGGAACTTCTGCACCTGCCGCGACTAACTGATAACCTGTCATGATTAATGGATCAAGATCACCCAAAGCCGTATCAGTCTGCGTGAATGTATCAAGCGCATCATGAATAAACACTGCATAGTTATCTCGAGTTTCTGACCACCCTTTAATATTTTCTTCTAGCGTTTCTCGATCAATATCGAATAAGTTAGAGATGCCCATAGCTGGCGTTCGCTTTGTCATCGCTAATTGAGGTGCTTCATTTGCTAATCGCTCAGCCGCGTAAACTCGCTCATAAATACGCTCAGGAACTGATACGCCGAAATAGTTGTATGTTGGCTTTAAAATATCTTCGACCGGATAGGGCGTGTAAAACATCAAGTGTGAATGATGATAGCGTCTATTGCCGATGATCCAATAAGTGGGCTTCATGTAATCAGGTGAAGCCGGGTCTTGTACGTTACTCATTGTTAAGTCGGGGCGCATATTTACTGGATCAATTAAGATGATGCCTTTATACATCCCTTCAACCACGCCATCGATATTAAACGGCATCTCATAGAAATCAGGATCAGTACTGGACACTAAAAACAATGCAGCACATCCACCAAACACGCGCGCACGTCTAACATAATCGCGGCACTTGTTTTCGATCTCGTACTTCTCATCCGTGTCTGTTAGATCGTCAATGACATCAGTACAGCCGCAATCCACTTCGTATCCTTGTCGAATAACATCACGAGCAGGCATTGAGCATGCTTTACCAACTAGCCATTGTTTTGAGATGTATGCGCACATCGGATAGCCAATAAAGTTGTGCGCTAAATACCATCCCTGTTGAGCTTCTGGCATCGAGATGATTGTGCTATCTGTTTCGCCGATCCATGAGTCAAATGCAACACCATTCACCGTGGGCGTTACTAGTTCGACCGTAATTGGCTCTTTACTTGCACCGAATGACAAATGAGTAGAAAACGCGCTCACTTGCTTTTTCGGCTCAGGCTTCTTCTTTTTTGTGAATATACTAAACATTAAAAAATCCTTTTGCTGAATCCACTTCGTTTCCCGGGCTCATATAAAAATCTGATTCCCTGCGTCATGGCGTCGATTTCATCATCAAACGCACAAGCCGGGAATGTCGTTACATTGTCTACAAAATCAGCGATCCACGGTGCGATGTCAGGATGCGGTAATAATATATTTCCTGCTTCCCATTCTGCTGTCATTGCGTGCGCCCTTGCGACTTTACTGCCGTCAGGCTCAATAGGCGTTAATCCTGAAATTTTACTTTTCAGTGCGTCAATAATAGCTGGTCCATTCGCTTTATCTTCAATAAGTTTCTTGCGACCCTCAGGGAATTGTTCAGCCATTTTTTCGACTGCTCTCATACTCTCACTAAAACCCATGCGGGCGCGAACTTGATGCAATAGATACGACAACGAACCTTTTTTGCCCCATACTTGACCCACTACATAGTCAGAGCCTTCGCTGTCTTTGAAGGTCATATCCCATGAATGGATCACTTGATCAAATTTATCGGGTAAATCTTTAGGTAAGTAATATCTGACGCCTGTGTCTTTGAATATTGCGCCACCTAGCGTTTTAGGTGACTGCTGATACATTGCTGACCAGAAATAATCGCCTAAAGTCGCCTTTGTTTCGAGTAATTTCTCAACGGGGTGTAATTCAGGGACAAGCGCTTCGCCTTTTTCATTAATTGCTTGAAAGACGATTGATTTAGCACGATCGGGATATTTCTCTAACACTCTGCCTGATAAGTCATCCGTTGCCCATCTTGTGGCCATGATGATCTGACCACTGTTTTTTGACAATCGCGTTAGAAATGTTGAAATATACCAATTCCAAACACCTTCTTTAACTGTCGATGAAAGAGCCTCTTTTGCGTTCTTAATCGGGTCATCAATAATCCCTAAATCAACCCTTTTCCCCGTCAATGGACCACCAACACCTTGACCAACATACGACCCCTTCCGACCTACGATCTCAAACTCTTCACTATTTCGCTTTGCTTGAGTTTCGACTGTTACGACACGCTTTTGAGATAGCGCGGCATCCGGAAAGAGTAGTTTATACTCTTCTGACAACATGATGCGCTGAACATCTCTGTTCATATTCGATGCTAGGTTCATTGCGTATGATAGCCCAGCTAATTTCAAGTCAGGATAGCGACCTAAAACATAGGCAGGAAAATGGCGGCTCACTATCTCTGACTTCCCATGTTGAGGTGGTGCACCTAATATTAAAATAGGGCGCTTACCATCAAGCATATCTAAAATGAACTGATCAAGAGCAGCGCATACATTGATCGAGAACTGACTTGTTATGTAATCAGGATTTATGTATGTAATAAAATCATGCAGCGATCTGCGCGCATTTCTTCGCTTTAATAGCTCTGCTGCTGCTGCTTTGA